TCTACCCAATCCAGTTTGTTATTGTCACCAATCTGCATCACAACTTTTGTTAGCGCAGTTGCCGTAGCTTCATTACCATTACTGCGCGGTTTAAAGTTCATCTCTGAGCGTTTTGCTGTCTGCTCACCTAATACTGTGTTCACTGTCGATAGTATGGTGTTAATGGTTAAGGCTGGGCGACCTTCGTCTGCAAGTTTCTTTGCATCACCTGAATCCCACTGCTCACCGCAGTAGAAACGGTCATACTTCTTAGCTAATCCAACATACTCACTGTGCCCGTTGTCACGTAAGCGGACGTAGCGTTTCCAATTATCGTATGCGACCTGTGAAGGTTCCTTCTTTACTTTTCCGTGTGCCATTTGCGATCCTAAAAAATGCCCAGCAATAATATATACATCGACAGTAGTTGAGCTGCTATTCTACCGCCTCAATTCTAATTTCAAAAGGTGTGGGCCTTTCACCCACCCGTCTTTGGCGACACCCCATCACCTCCGATACCCCAAAAAACCAAGTTATTCAGGGCTACGAACTCTATGCACTCATGGAAGACCGCCTACTATGACTGCTTAATAGACCTGCCAGACGTTTCTCACGCCATCCTTGTACGGGTTTCTTAACCACGGCTCGAGGCGTCACAATGTCATCGAGCATTAATCCAATCCACGCTAAAGTATCCACGCAGTCATCGTGTACCCCCATTGGAAAACGCAAAAACTCGTTCACCATCAGTTGTGTAGTGTCATCGCCTTTAGGGAAATACACCATGCCCTGCTGCATCCGACCTTGTATGGATCGCGCGCGAGTCTGCTTATCTCTTTTACCAGGCTTTAATCCTTCGTAATAAAATGAATATAAGCTCCGCTCACGAATACGTTGGTTTAGTAGCGGCCCCATCGCCATTTCTATCTGACCCCGCTCAATGCCTGTAATCTTTGACTTCCAGCGCACGTACATGTCCAAGATCGCTTCCACTATTTCAAGTGAGCCTTTTTTAATTCGTTTAACATCAAGCACCCAAATGTTATCTCGCTGATCAACACCTACAGTGATGCCCACCGTGAAATCGTTCGCTTCATTTTTGCCAATCGCCAAGTCCCACGCGGTGTAAGTGTGTAACTCGTCAAGGCTAGGTCGTTCCGTGGGCTTATACCATCGAAACATGTCTCTGGTAAAATACTCGCCATCATCAGCCACAGGATTTTGCTGATACAAAGCACTCCAATCGCGAGGCCCAACAGCACGCTTAATACGTAGCAAAGCAGTTTCATCGTAACGTTCAGGGTGTAACGCTTGGTCCTTTTTACGGAACTGCTCGTCTTCTGTTGCCAACGCTGGATACTGAATAACGTCCCATTCATCGCCTTCATTCTCTTTCATTTTAGTGAGTAAGCGCCCTGCCAGATCATCGTCGTGCCAACGCGTTAAAATTATGAGTACCCCGCCTCCTGGTGCAAGTCGTGTGTACGCTGTTGAGGTGTACCAGTTCCATATACTAGAGCGGTTTGTTTCTGATTCCGCGTCATCACGGTTCTTAATCGGATCGTCAATGATTAAAACGTGGGCTCCGCGTCCTGTGATCGGGCCACCCACGCCTGCTGCCACGTATCCGCCTCGACTTGTTGTGTTCCATCGCTGTGCAGATTGACTGTCTTTATCAAGGTGAGTGTCTTTAAATACTTGGTGATACCGCTTGTCTCGAAGCAGCTCACGCACCTTACGTGAGAAGTCCATCGCTAAGTCACCGGTGTACGAGCAACTAATAACTTCGTGATCAGGATGGCGACCCAAGTGCCAGCCAGGGAATGTTTTACTCGCAAGTTCACTCTTGCCGTGACGCGGTGGCATAAACAGCATTAGCCGTGGGCTTTTACGATCCGCAACGTCTTTAGAGAACTGTTCTAATCGAGCGCAGATGTCCTTGTGCACCCAACCTGCTTCATACTGGTCATTAAATCGTTCTACGAAGGGTAGTAGCCGCCGACGGCATAACTCTCGTCGCATTAATTCAAGTTTGGCTTCTTCTTTAGCATTAAATGCGTCAGCCGCTGCCTTCTCATCGTCAATGATTTGTTGCGCAGCTATCTCTCGATGCGTAGGCCCATCCACTGCTTTTTTAGGTTTCTTACGTTTCGTTTTAGCCACTAAGGGTTTCTTAGGCACTGCCTCTTTTCGAGCCTGTGCACTGTCAGTCACGTCTTGTGCAAAGTCACACTTAACGCAGGTTTCCTCTGTGGCGAACATCGTTTGAGTTGTACTGCATTGCGTACAGGTCTGCCCTTTTGGGTATTTAATCATTCGGTAAACTCACCGTCTTCAATGCTGTGCGCTTGGGCCATAAGACTGTCGCTGGCTGCACCCATTAACTTCAATAATGATGCGTCATCTAGTTCCGCTAACTGATCTACTTTTTGTATATTCGTCACGTTTACATCAATGACTTGTTTATCCTGCGACAACCCGTGCAACTTCATCTGCATTTCTACGCCGCGAAACCACTCCATCGCGTTAGCGGACATTCTTTTACCCATCTCAATGTCCATGTGGGCATCGACCATATCGTACTTAACCATTTCACTGGCTATGTCCATTCGGTCTTCGTGCAACATCTCCAAGTGATGCTTCACCGCAGGGTCTTCAAGTAATGTCGTGGCTCTAAAAACACCCATCCCTGCTCGCTTGGCTGCTGCCAGTTTAGTCAGGCCCATCGAAATTCCAGCAACAAGATTAGTCTCCTGTGCATTTAAATTCCGTATGTCGTGTATGTGTCCGTTGGCTTGTGACGCGATTTCTAAGCCGCGCATTTCCAGTTCTGCTTCGGGGGAAGTCAGATCTAAAGGTATATCGTAAATAGACTTAGGGGTATCAGTCATAAACTCTTATCGTTGGATGAAAAAAAGGGGGCGTTGCCACCCCCTAACTAGCTATTAACTAGAGGAAGTCCCACATGAAGATTGGATAATAGTAGCTCAACTCATATTACGCAACAAAGTCCTCAAAAATATTGAAAAAAATATTCAAATTTCTAGAAACATTTGCGTGTCGTCTATGTAGGTTCCTTTCTCACAGAGGGGGAGTCACCCCGATTCGGTATATGCGGATTGGGTTTTTGGGTTTCAAGTAAAAGGAACCTTGTTTTCATTTAAAGGAGCAGTTTATGCACGTAGTCAAGATAGTTAGAGGCGAGAGCTTCACAGCAAAGATGTTCACTTCACACGAAGCAGCATCCGTTCATTACTTTGCCATGACAGACCTGTACTGGTCTTCAATCATGGAGGGCAAGGTGATCGTCCAACTGCCTGAGAAGGCAGAGATTGGGCAGACAGGCGGTGTACTCAGCATGAGCGCATCAAAGACTAATGCACCTTTTCTACGCATTAACTAAAGGAGAAGCACATGAAAAAGCAAAATAGTTGCAAGTTCGTCATCAACCTACTGGTTGGTTGGTGTCTCGTCTGCCTGATGGTTGCATCGGGCTTAGCAGTCGCCCAGTTCAATCAAGACTATCAGCAGTGGCAGACACAGAACGTATGTGTAGCATCGCTTATCAGCCAAGGCGTTGAGCGCAAGCACATCAACAGATTGGGCGATGGTTGCAGCATAACCATTGGCTATAAATAGTAGTTCAACTAATAGGAGCAGTATATGAATGAAGTTAATAGCAACATCGACGGCATGCTCGTCGCGAGTCTCATGCGTCAGTTCCACACTGACGTACCGCAGATGGGGTCAGTCATGGCGGCACAAGCTGTAAGTAATACAGCCCACGCTATGCACAAAAACTTCGCTTGGAATGCGTTGGCAGTAGCCGTCGCAAATCAAGGTGAAGTATGGGATGCGCTTGTAGAGAACGCAGACAGTACAGCGAAAGCCGTCACGTCTGTACTCGCATTGTCTGGGCCAGTTGCTCAGCGCCAATGCGGTGACGTAGAGATATCCCCTGTCGTACTACGTGTCGGTGAAGCCGGTACGTACACAGCTGTGCATAGCAAGGCGCAGTTACGGGAGATCTTACAGAACGAGCCCACGCTCGTTGATTCCCTCAAGCGTTCAGGTAAAACGCTAGGTGTCAGAGCCGCAGTCAGGGTCATGATGGCAGAAGCACCCGAGTATCTTGTCAACGAGATATTCTGTTTGGCTACTAACCCTAAGTACGCCGTACAGGAGGCTAAGGGTAAGATCCTCAGAAATGGGGAACTGGTTGTAGTCAAGGCTGCTGCTCATGCAGACCTTAGTGCGCTAGTCGGTTCGGGTAACAGTGCCTATCGCATAGGTAGCGCACTTAACCGTGTCGTGCAAGCGACACTAAAGCTTAACCATTGGTGGGCGGAGTCAGCCCAGTTCTGGTCAACTATCCCAGAAGCTGCCCAGCCTGTTATCCCAGAAGGTGAGGACGACAATGGGTACGACGGAGGTGAAGACACTAGCTGGTCTTCCCCACTAAAGACTTACGTCTTTGATGGTCAAAGCCCTCGAATGGAACAGTGGGTAGAGAAAAACGATGCCAAGCAGTTTATGGCAGAAGATTTCCTACAAGCTGCCCAGGATGCAGAAGCCTTCCTTACATCGCTCTCTGAGTTATTAGAGAACGCAGGTATCGAAGTGACTTACGCATGGGAAGTGATAGACCTTGCTGCAAAGCAATTTCGACCTATCACCAACCGCGCAGAAGCAGAAGACATGCTAGTACAGCGCACTCTCGCTAATAACGAGAAGCGTGCCGCGCAAGCACTTCAGCTATCGGACGAACTGATGGAACAGTTTGGGTTAGTCGACGCTACGCTGAGTCAGTTCGACACAGCCACCGCAGCAATGCTCGCCGATCTTCGCAAGGAGTTCGGTCATGAGTAGAGCCGCAGAAGCAGCAGCGAAGACATGGTTGCGTCAACACGCTCACGAACTATCACAGTTCGAGCGTCCAGCAACCGAGCGATCAGTCACGGCAATGGGCATGACCCATTCCATGACTGACGATGGTTTCAGTGAGGTCGACCCGTTCGACCAACTGGAGTGCAACATCGAGGGTGCTAACACAGCTAGCCCTTGGTTATGTATACCAGACACTGAGCTACCACCTGTCGAATCTTTCGACTTTCTATAACTACTAAATAAGGGGCTTCGGCCCCTTCAGGAGTTTCACATGAGTTTATTAGAACGCATGAAATCAGTACCAGCAGTACCAGCAGTTAAGCCCCGCTACCGATTAGTCGATGGCGAGTGGGAGTTACGCACTCCCAAGATGGAGAAGTGTTCAGGGCCAGTTGTCGGTCAAGCATGCCCCAAGTGCTTAGGCAACCAGTTGGTTCAGTTTCACGATGGTCGTACCCAGATGTGCTACTGGTGTACGGACGGCAGAGGCGTTATATCCGTTAAGGATAAGCGCAACTTTGACCGTCGTATGATGTTGAAGCAGACGGTCTGCTTCATCAAGACTGTGGCTCTCCCCAGAGCCGCATAAATAAGTAAGCGTCGGCGTCAGCGTCGGCGTAAGCGTCTGCGTCTGCGTCTGCGTCTGCGTCTGCGTCTTGTTTATTGTGTTGTGATATGAGTTGTGTGTCTTGTGTCAGGTGTGTAGGTACATAGGACAATGGAGGGTATCTGCAACCCCGTTTTGGTAGTGGGCTTAGTGGGCCTAGTTGTTAGCATTGTTGTTAAATAAAGAGTATACGATTTATTAGTGTATTAGTTATTGATAGTAACAATGGTAAAAAGGTGGGTCACTAGGGCCAGTGATTAGGTATGTATATTAGTAATTGTGTATATACCCAATAACTGGCGTACCTGCCTATTATTGGTGGGCGTGACTGCCCTGTGCGTGATCACAAAAAACTAGAGTGGTTAATCTGCAACCCTCGACACTCGCACCCCGTAATAGAATATCTTAGGGTGTGAGTGTCACTTTTTATTTTGCCTATGCCTCTTGGCTTGGAGACAATGATGGACGACAAACTATTACGCATTGCATCGCTAACCGCAAGGCTTCGACATGCTGAAAAATGTTTAGCAATTAAACGAGAGCAACATCACGACGTGTGCGTAGAGTTAGTTATTTACGATAGAGAACTGTCGCGCATCAAGCTAGAGAACCTCGACCTAAGAGTTGCGGCACGTATAATTGACTAATAAGCGGTCTGGGTCAGGTGGGCAGAGTTGAGTTAATCTCAACCTAGCCGATTAACTTGTGTGATTACAACAACTTACTCACATAAATCTTGTGTGGGCTCGGTGGGCAGGGTTTTTTCACCTTGTTGCTAAATAAAAACACTTTACCTAAAAACCTATTTGTTTTCCCAGACCAACAATGCTCCCAGCTGAGCCCACTCTGCCCACCCCTCGGAGAAGTCCACAGGACGGGGCCTCCAGCTGGGCTCACTTTTTCGGTACATGTCTATTTTTCCGTGTACCGACACAATTATTACTATGAAGGAGAATACCGTGACTAAAAACGAGCAGAAGTTGTTGGATTTTTTCCGCAACATCAAGATTAAGGCCGATGCTCGATTGCGTGAGCAGCGAACCATGATTAATGAGCTGCGCTGCGAATGCGATGCGTTGGCTAAAGAGAGCGCCGTGCATCGGACGGGTGAAGAACACTCGGACGAGCTGCTGGACATAGAAATAGAGCGTACTCGTGGCTTAACTGTTCTGAATACGCATTTAACGGAGGATAACGCCCGCCTCCGAAGAGAAAACCTCGGAATTTGGACGGCGGGCATTACCGCTAGTCTATAACAATAGTCGACATGGGAAACCATAATCGCACTCGGGTAGTGACCAGTTAACACTCGCTTAGTGCACGTTACGCACTCTTAACTTAGCCCTAGTAACAGCTAAGTCCGTACTTCGTTACTTAATGATTGTTATGTACAATCCGCTTAGTGCACGTTACGCACTTACCACATCACCCATTGGCATTGCATTCCGCAGTGTCTCATTTAAATCAGTATAGGAAGTTAAATTATGTCTAAGTCATTAAAAGCATTACTAGGATCTTTCACCCCAAGTGAGCTACCACAGGATCAGAACTCACTCATACCAGAAGGTGAGTACTCAGCCATTGTTGATAAGGTCGAAGTCAAAACATCTAAAGCAGGCAATGCTTACTTGTCGGTGTGGCACAAATTAACGGGCAACGCGTACTACAACAATAGTATGGTGTTTGATAATTTAAATCTGGGTCACTCTGATCCAAAAGTTCAAAACCAAGCATTGGGGACACTCGCAAGCCTGCTTAAATCTGCTGGCATTGTACCAGGTAAGACAGACTCTTTAGATGAGTTAGTCTCAAGTCTCCCGGGATGCATCACAACAATGTATGTAACCAGGCGCGACGGCCAAAACGGCTATGGCCCTAGCAATAATGTGAGTCGTTATGTGACTCCCGCACCATTTGACACCGCTGCGTAGTCACACAATGACTTGCATAACATTAGTAGTTCAGCTACTTGCACATAGTAGTTGAACTGTTATATT